GACATATCTTCTTTTGCCGATGCGGATTTCTTGTATTTTCCCTGTATCAAGCCAATCGTAAATTGTCCTAACGCTTCGCTGTAATTGTCTGGCTGCAATGCTCACTTCTAATAGTTCACCATTTTTAAGCATTTTAATAATCTCATCTATTATCGAAGCCACCCTGGCCTCCTGGACAACCAAGAATTTTTTAAATGGCGTCTTTGTTGTTGAATTATCTGTTGTGTCTGTTGTGGTGGAGATTCTGTTATAATAGGTTGTAAATATCGCACTTGAAGATGGTCCGCAGCACAAAAAGCATATACAGAAGCGTCTAAATAGTGATTTTGAGTTGCTACTTGTACCCATTCTTCATAATAACGCAACCCTTTTCTAATTCTTCTCTTTTCCTCAGCTATCATTTGAGTTGCGTAATCCATACCAGTAGCTTTGTGTAAATTCCAACTGCCTGATTGTCCACTTTCTATTTGAAGTTTTCTATTGATAGCATCTTTATAATAATCGGTGTTAATCAAAATAAGGCGTAATCCGCCGGGAATAGGTTTATTTTTACCTGGATATTTATCAATAATGCTTTCACGAAAAGGCACGCCACTCGTTTTAGTGCTCATGCCTTTGATTGCATATACAATACCTCTCCCATTGCGGCGCACCCATTCATAAACTTCATCTGTGCGATGACCACCGCTGTCAATAAAAGCACGCATAATAGGAATAGTTTTATCGTCCAAACGGTAGGCAGAATAAAACAAAATAAGTTCAAGTTCTTCCCAATTATGGGCGAATCCATATCTAATCATCCATGTGGTTAAATCTAAATCATTAGCCCAGGCATGGATGACATAATAAAAACCATCTTCTTGAGTATCTACCCCAGCAGTGAGAGCCACAGCTTGTGGTGGAACTACTCCAGGGTCAAGATTTCCTCGCAAGCATAAAATTTCTTCTTCTTTACGTTTTTCTATAACTTCTTTCCAAGGCTCTGCTAAACGACTATTTACAAAATCCATCAGAAGAGCTGGATCATCTTTTGCTTCCAAAAATTCAGCCGCAATTTCTCCCCAGGTAACAAAAGGAGAATATAAACCAGATAAATGAAATCCTACCTTCCTTCTTTTTGTTGATTTTTCTTCTACAATTTCCCATTTTCCTTGGGTCAACATTTCTTGTTTTTCACTTTCTTTTATATGCGCATGACATTTTTCACATTCATACCAGGCAATATCTCGAATAATTTCAGGGTCCTTCTCTTCTTTAGGCCACTTAATGTTTTGAAATTGCAAAAATTGGTATTCTCCACAATATGGACAGGGAACAGCATAACGATATATCACATTACAAGATTGTAATTGCCTCCAAATATTCCCTGTCTCAAGAGTAGGTGTACTCGTATAAATAATTTTTTTAAAACTTTTAGTATATGTGCTGGTTCTTTTTTTTGCTAAAGCAATTGGGTCGGCTTCTTTGCCAGAAAATGGTGGATATTTATCTATTTCATCTAAGATTAGATAGCGTATAGGACGTGAAGATAAAACAGCCGGGGAATTTGACCAGCCTAAAAAAACTGTCATAGATTGAAATTTCATTTCTAAAAGCTGGAAGTCAAAAGCGTTTGGAGTTTTCCTATCTCGCAGAACACTACAAGCATCTATACTTGGCTGTAATCTATTTCTAGAAAAACCCTCTGCTACATCTTGAGTAGGAAAGACAAAAAGAAGTGGACCAGGGTCTTGATGTATAACATATCCAATAAAATTAATTTCTGCTTCTGTTTTCCCTAATTGAGCAGCGGCGCAAAATACAATTTCTTCTACTTCTATATCGCAAAAAGTATCCATAATAGTACGTAAATATGGAGTTCTTTCTGTTCTCCAGGGACCTGGCTCTTTTGATGATCTAGGCACAAGCACACGATAGCGGTCAGCCCATTCACTTACTGTGATACCTTCAGGCAATTGAAGAACTCTTTTTTCTCGTTCAGTCAAATTCATTTCTATCTAATCTTGCCTTTTACTTCCACCACAATTTTTTTATATTTTTTTGTAGGTAATGCCTGTATTTTTTGCCAAAACTGCGATAAAGCTTCTTCCTGTAGATGTATTGGTAAATTATCAGTTATAACAGGTATATATTTACCTTCTCGACAATAACTTTGTAATAACTCTAATACCTCTTTTTTAAGAATTTGACGCACTATTGGTATAGTTTTTCCACTCTTATCAGCCAAAATTGTGGCTAAGCGAAACTCAAGTGCAAGTAAACTTTGTTTAAATTCACTTGCACGGGTAGCCCATTCCATTTCTATTTTTTCACGCTCAACATATTTACCCCTTAATGCTTCAAGCTCCAGTTTTTCTTTTTCTAACTTAATCAAATTGAGAGCATCTTTTATTTTTGAACTATCAGCTCGTTTTTTAATACCAAAGTTTTCTTCAAAACAGCGAATTATATCAGGCAAGTAATATTTACTCCCATCCTGCCTAATCTTTTGCCTCCATTTACCAAGCCAATCCCGGATAGTGCGGTCAGAACGATTAAAAGCAAGAGCAAGTTGCGGCACAGTTAGAAAAAGACTTTTAAATAATCTTGCCACCATTTATTTCTCCCATTTAAATCCACATTTTGGACATTGAATAAAATTCTTCTTCTTTTTTTCTTCTTTTTCTTCTTGTCTTTTTTCATTTTCTTTATTCTTATCTAAAACTTCATCTACAAAATAAGTATTATAAAAATTTTCAAAATCAAAATCAGGAATAGATAATTGGAGAAGTAATTTATCTATATCAACATCATGTTCATAGATAAATTTATATAATCCCTCATCAGATATCTTTCCAAAACAACTATTTAAAAGAAGCAACTTTTCAGCCGCTTCCTGTTCATTGGCCGCTTCAATTTCCACAACTGGAATTTTGTCAATTGTGTAGCCTTCTTCAAGAAGCTTGCGCACAATAAAAAGCCGTTGGTGACCATCCAAAATATTGTTTTGCCAAACAAAAACAGGAAAGCTAAATCCATAGTCCAAAATAGCCTGCTTCAATTTTTTAAACTCTTCTTCGCCAAGTTCTTTAAGATTGCCTTGAAAATCTTTAAGTTTATTTATGGGAATATATTTTTGACCTTTACATGTAATCTTAATTTTTTTCATAACCGATTATCTCTGTTTGGTAATTACATTTTTGGATTTCAAACTCGGTCAAACTGTGAACCGGGGCGACCCGTATCAGGGAGTTTTCTAGGAAGGACCCAAAATTTTTTATTTTTTGTTTGTATAATAATGATAACTGTGCCACCATTGATTTATAAATGTCTTTTCTGTTTTTTCTTTTATAATTGGCCAAATCCGGCGGTTTTGAAATAGCTTAGATATAGTTATGCCAGTCGCTTTCAGTTCTACAATAGGCGTCCGTTTTTTCCCTTTTCTTCTAAATACTCTTTGGCCTAACCAAGATCCTGCTTTCACCATGCGATAAATCCATTTACCAGTTTTCATCTTTCTGACTCTTATAGGTAAATATCCACCAATAAATGCACTTTTTATAAATGTTCTTTTACTTCCTTTTTTTATCTTGACCGTAACTCCTTTTTTTATTTGTCTTGGGGCAAAATATTTAAAAGGAATGGGACCACCTATTATTGTCAATGCAGCTTCAAAATTCCCTCGTGTTGCTTTTTTTATAGTTGCTGCCTTTTTAACATCTCCGGCTTTAATATTATATTGTTTGCGAATTTCTTTACTTCCGGTGGTAAACATAGTTTTAGCGGCTCTATTCAAAGCCGCTACTGTTGCTTGATTAACTGCCCAAGGATTCATTAAAGCTTCTGCAGTAGATATATTTTTTATTTTTAATTCTAAAAACATTTCTCTACGAAAAATACATGTTGACCAATTATTTTAGTCATTCGCATCCCTTTTATCCATTCAGGCATAGCCCAATAAGTTGCGATATAATGTGTGGCTCCTGTTGTAATATCTTGGCATCCTTTCATAACTGCTAGTGCACACGTATAACAATCAAACAGTGCCCCTTCTCCTAATAATGTTTTATCAAGCCGATTAAAAATTTCTTCTGTAAATTTCTGCTCTTCTTTTTTTCGCTGTATAGGTGGGAGTGACTCCTTAAAATATTCAATTTTTTTTGCAATGCGTTCTAATAACTCCCTATTTGGGTCCCCAGGATTAAAACAGCTAAATTGATAAGGTTTAAGAATTTCAATTTTGTAATTTGTCTTATTTTTCATAACTCTATTTCTAACCACGCAGCCAACAGCTAAACGGCCACAATGATCTAATCCTCTAGCTTCTCCAAAGATAACGAGGGTCAAAAGTTCTAATTCATTTAATTTATCTAACATTTTGTCCCCCTTTTTCCCCAATACATTGTAATTATTTTATTTTTCCCTTCATCTACTTTAAATATTAAATTGTGTTCGACATTCCAATAAATAGCTGGTACACACAAATCATTTGGCACAACACGGTAAAATTGAACTTTAAATGATTGCTTAATTAGTTGCTCAATTTCTTTTTGAGTAGGCCGATAACCAGTAAAATCAATCCATTTTTTAATAAAATACCTACTTAATCGCATTTTTAACTCATCACTTCTTTAATAATCCATTGTTTTTTCTTTTTTTGAGCAAGAATAAATTTAAACCAAGGAAACATCTTTGCAGCTACTTTCAATTTTACCATTGCATCTTCACGAATAAATCCGCCTTTTACTTCATGAATTTCAAAATGTTCTGGGAATACTACTAGAAAATCAGGCTTATAATAGGTCTTGCCTGCCAGTTTCAAGCTAAATGGTTCATATTTCCAATCCAATATTTCCCCGGCTTTTTTGCGCAATTCAAGCTCTTTGGCATATTCTATCTCGGTTTTATTCATTGCCCTATCTGTGACATGAACAATGGGACGCATTAT